GCGCAACGACAAACAGAAGCTGCGAAATACTATACAAAATTAGTGAACTCATATGGAACAGTAATTAAAACTTTAAATAGTATTCTTGGTACTCAGGTTGATGATGGAGATGATGCGTTCGATGAATTCCTTAAGAAAGCAAATGAATGAATTACCTAGTTGAGTATTACAATGAAATAGAAAATGGAAACATCCTAGTAGGTGTAGAACTTCAAACGGCGTTAAATCAACTTATAGAAGACCTAGAGAATCCATTGTACTATTTTGATGTGAAACCAGGACAACTTAGAATTGATTTTATTGAAACGTTCTGTAAACACACAAAGTCACCATTCAATGGGATGAGGTTCAAACTTGAACTTTGGGAGAAAGCAATACTTCAAACGGCATACGGTTTTAAGATGACTGAAACTGGACTTAGAAGATTTAATGAAGTCATACTATTGATTGCTCGTAAGAATGGGAAGACAACATTTGTTGCTGGTATTGATTTAGCAGAATTCTTTCTATCGCGAGGTGGAGTGGATATCGTCTGTGCTTCTAATACAACAGAACAAGCAAACATTCTCTTTGAAGAGATAAATAACATGCGAGAACAGTCTCCAGCATTATCAAAGGAAACAAGAAGCAAGAAAAACATCTATCATATTTATTCTCCAAAGACCAAAAACAAGATTAAGAAACTATCTGCTCAATCAAGAAACAAAGACGGATACAATATAGAAGTTGGTTGTATTGATGAAGTCCATGAGATGACAGATTCAAAAGTCTATGATGCCATCAAACAATCACAATCAACTAAGAAAGAACCACTTATATTTATCATTACCACTGAAGGGACAACCATTGGTGGTTTTTTAGATAACAAATTAGATTATGCTCGAAAGATGCTTAAAGGTGAAATCCAGGATGATAGAGTACTTCCCTGGTTTTACACACAAGACTCGACAAAAGAAATCTATGAAGATCCACTGACATGGCAAAAGTCTAATCCTAGTATTGGTGTGGTAAAACTAAATAGTTATCTAGAAGACGTTATGAATAAATCAAAGCATGATCTATCAACTAGGGTAACGATGCTTTGTAAAGACTTTAATATCAAACAGGCTGATTCAGGTTCTTGGTTATCATTTAGTGACCTGAACAATGAAGACAAGTATAGTATTGATGATTTAAGAGATTCATATGCAGTTGGTGGAGTGGATTTATCATCAACAACAGACTTAACTGCAGCAGTACTTGTTATTCAAAAATGGGATAGTAATAAGAAATACGTCATACCACATTTCTTCATGCCAAGTGAAGTAGTTGAGAAAAGAATCAAAGAAGATAATGTTCCATATGATATTTGGATTAAGAAAGGTTTTGTCACACTAACTGAGGGTCATCAAAATGATTTTAGTATAGTAACACGATGGTTTATGAAGATGATCCAGACATATGGTATCAGACCACTATGGGTTGGATACGACCCGTGGAACTCTCAATATTGGATCAAAGAAATGGAAGACTTAGGATTCAATATGGAAAAGGTAAGACAGGGAATCTATTCATTATCTGAACCAATGAAAATTCTGGAAGCAGATCTAAAAAATGACATTGTGAATTATAACAATAATCCCATTTTGAAATGGTGCCTTGCTAATACACAAGCTAAAGTAGATTTGAACGGCAACATCCAACCATCGAAACTCAATTCTAAATACAAACGAATTGATGGAACTGTAGCACTTATCATTGCCTATGTAGTTTTAAATAGGTATAAGAATGATTACGAAAACATGATATAATGATACTTGATAAGTCATAAAATGAGGGAAGTTATATTATGAAAAAAATAACTCAAGTAATTAGTCATGAATTTATAGAAGAGTTTTTATCATCCTTGAAGCATTATGGACCCAAAAGTCTAGTCATAGGTGTTATTGACTCAGTTTTTTCAATAGGTGTAAAGTATGAAAGCACAATTAATGTCGTTGAAAGATTCGCAAAATTTGTCGGAATTAATATTGAAAATGATGAATACACGTTAGAAGATTTTTTGGAAACATTTGAAGATTATAGTTATGAACAATTAGCAGAAGAAGTGTTTGTCAACAGACAAAGAACATCATCAAGAAATGGTATTCTAAAAGCTGAAGCAGTAGTTCACTATATAAATATACTTCATGGTAATGGAATTAATACGGCTGACGATCTATTAAAACATGAGAATATTAATCAAGTTAGAAATGAGATCATGATTATACCTGGACAAAAGAGTGGAGTTTCTTTTGCATATGTAATGATGCTTTCTGGAGACACTTCATTATTTAAACCGGACCGACATATTTATACGTTCTTTGAATCTTTTTTAGGGTATAGTAATTTAAACAAAGAAAATCTAAATCATAAGTTTAAAGAGCAGTATGAAATTATCAAGGTTGAATATCCTGTTTTTACAATTAGATTGCTAGACAATCTAATTTGGACCTTTATGAAGAATATAAATAAGATTGTTAGCAAGGTAAAAGTTAATAATAGCGGGGTTCCATATTTCATGACGAATGCCTCATGGTATTATTTTGATGAAGAAACTTACAAGTTTTATTTAACAGATACAGCAACTACAGAAGCTCAAGAGAGTTATGACAGATTCTATAAATTTAAAACATAAATAGGAGGTGCACATGGCCATATTTAATAGAAAAAAGAAAACTGGATCATTTGATGCACTCCAGTTAATCAGTAATTTGAATACATTTTACACACCATTTGGAACTAATATTTCAAAAAGTGATGTGGTAAAGATATGTATTGATCGAGTAGCTAGCCAATGTGCGAAACTCAAACCAAGATTTATAAAAACAGAAAACGATAAGACAGTAACCGAGAAAAAAGGTAAGCTGTCTTTTCTTTTGAAGTATAAACCCAATGAGATTATGACACCTTATGACTTCATATACAAGACGATCACATTACTCTTGCTGAATGATAATGCATTTATCTATCCAAAGTTTGATAAGGATTCCGGTGAACTGAAAGGCATCTATCCATTACGCCCAGTCACAGTAGAAATGATTGTTGATGGTTCAGAGACCTATTTTATTAAGTTCTTGTTTGATAATGGCGAGTCATATATCTTGCCATACGATAACATTATTCATTTACGAAAACATTATGGACAAAATGATATATTTGGTGGCACAGGGTCTACAGGAGACCATGAAGCAATACTTAAAACCATATCAATTAATGATAGTTTGCTACAAGGAATCGATAATGCTGTGAAGTCCTCAATGCAAATCAAAGGTATCTTGAAGATGAACGGTATGTTATCAGAAGTGGACAAGAAAAAGCAACGTGATCTATTTGATGCAGCCTTATCGGAATCAGTTAGCTTAAAAGGTAGTTCAATCATCCCTATTGATTTGAAGTCAGAATATATACCATTGGACGTTGATCCTAAACTCATAGATAAAGATACGCTTCAATTCTTACAAGCAAAGATACTTGATTACTTTGGTGTATCAGTTCCGATATTTACAAGTAAATACACTGAAGATGAGTATAACTCATTCTATGAATCAACAATAGAGCCTCTTGCTATTCAATTAAGCGAGGCTTTTTCTTTAGGCTTATTGACGGACAATCAATTAGAACGTGGAGAAGAAATCATCTTTTATAGTGAAAGACTACAGTATGCTTCATGGAACACAAAAGTTACAGCGATTGAGAAACTGATGAGTTTAGGTATCATGTCCTTGAATGAATCAAGAGCACTACTTGGACTAGAACCTATTGAAGGTGGAAACAAACGGCTTCAATCATTAAACTTTGTCGATGCAGATAAAGCAAATCAATATCAAGTAGGAACGGAGGAACCTAAAGATGAAAATAACAGTTAATGGAAAGATATCAGAAGATGCACTTAAGGTGGTCTTAGAAACACAAAAAAAGAAAACAATCATCATTGATGGTTATTGTAAAAAAGAAAAACTAGAGTCGTTGTTCTATAAAGACTCTGAGCTTGAATATGAGTACCAAAAACAAGTAATACCAAAATCAAAGAAAGTTGAGACTAGAAAAGATGCTAAAGGAAACTAGACTTGCAGACGTTACTCTCCATGAAGAAGAGGACAAGATGATATTAGAAGGCTATGCATTGGTCTTTAATAATGAAACGCTTATTGGTGATGAAGAATATGGTTTTATTGAAGAAATCGATTCTAGAGCACTATCAGAAACTAAAATGAAGGATGTTCCTATGAAATACAATCATATGGACTCC